CTCGACGCCACGATCCGCTGGGGCCTCGACCGCCGGCTGGCCGCCGGCGACCGGCTCGCCATCTACGACGTGATCGGCCACACGCTCGCGGAGTTGACGCAACTCCGCGAGGCGATCGCCGCAGAGCTGGTCGACGATCCGGCTGCCCTGCACCGGCTCGCCGAACTGCGAACGCTCAAGCCCCGGTATGGCGTGCTGCCCGTCATCGACGGCGGCCGCCAGGCCGGGGACCGCGTGACGAATCAGGAGACCGCCGCGACGGATCGCGGTGGGAAGGAGCGGCCGCGGAGCGGCCGCATGAACAGGAAGGCACCCGCGAGTCAGGGCTGACGAAGCGGGTAGGAGATCAACGGTGCTTGTGATTTCACGGAAGCCGGGCGAGGCCCTGGTGCTGACCTGCCCGAGCGGCGAACGGATCGAGGTCCTTGTGACCGACATCCGCCGCGTCGGGACGGGCCGGCCCTACGTCAAGCTCGGCATCGAAGCCCCGCGGGCGGTGCTGATCCGCCGCGACGAACTGCCAGAGGTCATCACGGAGGGACACCTGAATGCTGCCAATCGGGATCACGAGTAGGTCAATGCGGCAACAAGAGGCACGGCTGGTCTATCGCCACGCCAAGGCGTGCGAGGTGGTGAAGGCCGCCCGGCTCCTGCTGCTGCGGATGCGACACACGGCCCGCAAGGGCGTCTACGAGATTCCGCCGGAGGTTGTGGTACGGCTCGCAAGTGCGGTCGACGACGTTCCGGCGGTGGAGATGGTTGAAGAAGGAGGAAACCAGGGATGGCACTGAAGATTTCAAAGGGCCGGCTGCGGAAGCCGCTGCGGGTGGTGATGTACGGCGTCGAGGGTATCGGCAAGACGACGCTCGCGAGCCAGTTTCCGAAACCGATCTTCCTCGACACCGAGGGGAGCACGGTTCACATCGATGTCGATCGGGTGCCGAACCCGAATGACGAGAGCGATCCGGTGCTGCGGACATGGCTCGACCTGATCGGTGCCATGCACGCTCTGATCCGCGACCGGCAGGGCTACGAGACGGTGGTGATCGACTCGGCCGACTGGGCCGAAAGGCTGGCGACGGTCCACTTGCTGGCCAGCGACAAGGAGAAGAAGAAGACCTCGATCGAGGACTTCGGCTTCGGCAAGGGCTACGTCATGCTCGCCGAGATCGTCGGCAAGTGCTTGGCCCTGTGCGACGAGATGGTGCGGGCTGGCCTGAACGTGGTGTGGGTGGCCCACTCCAAGGTCGTGCGGGTGAGCCCGCCCGAGCAGACAGACGGCTTCGATCGGTACGAGATGAAGCTGCACAAGCAGGTCGCCCCGCTCTTCAAGGAGTGGGCCGATGCGGTGTTCTTCCTCACCTACCGGACTGTGATCGTCGAGGGCGACGACGGCCGCAACAAGGGCCGCGGCGGCAAGGAGCGGATCATCCACGCCGAGCGGTCGGCGGCCTGGGATGCGAAGAACCGGTTCGGCCTGGGCGAGACGATCCCGATGACCATGGCGGCCCTCGCGCCCATGTTCGCGGCGGCCGGGCCTTCGGTGCCGGCCAAGCCGGCCGCGGCGGCGACCGGCGACCGCAAGGGATGGCTGGAGAGGGTCAACGAGGCCACCACGGTGGAGCAGCTGTCGCAGATCAGCGACGACGCTGACCTGGCCGAATCGAACGGCGAACTCTCGCCATCCCAGCGGAGTCGGCTCGATTCGCAGATCAACATCCGCCACCAGCAGCTCGAGCCCCAGGAGGTGAGCGATGGCGTGGCATGACGAATCGCCGTGGCGGTCGAAGCGGAAGGCGGCGGTGCAGACCGCTACCGACCGGCTCGCGGACTTGGAGAAGAAGCTGTCGACGGGCGACATCTCGCCCGCGATGGCGGTGACGGAAGCGTTCAACATCGGAATCGAAGAGGGCCGGGCGAACCCGGCCATCCCGCGGATCGGTACACCCCACACCCCAGAGGTGCAGACATGATGAGGTTCGACACGTTCGGAGACGACGATTCGGTTGGCCTGTTCAGCGACGGCGATCACGAGGTGGAGATCGTCAAGGTGAAGACGGTCACCCGCAAGCGGGACGGGCAGGAGTGCATCATCGTCACGCTGCGGGACAGCAACGGGACGTTTGAAGACCTGGAGCGGTGGTTCGACCCGACCGAGAAGCGGGACTGCAAGCTGGCCCTACAGTTGCTCCAGGCCCTCGGCCTGCCGAGCTCGGCCGAGATCGACCAGGAGATCGTCGGCCGGCGGGTGAGCGTGACCACGAAGCAGGGCGTGAGCAAGGCGAGCGGCGCGGCGGTGGTCTACGTCAACGGCTTCGCCGCGGCCCCGGGTGCCCCGGCCTTCGAGTCGTACCGCGAGCCGGAGCCGGCGGCGAAGCCGGCGGCCCGGACGCCGCTGCAGAAGGCCGACGCGGCGGCGACGAAGACTGACGACATCCCATTCCTCTGGATCATCGCCATGGTGGCGTGCTCCGCAGTGCAGGTGATCGCATGAGCAACAGATACCGCATCGACTTTGGCACGAACGGCGTCAGCCACTACACGCACACCACGGTCGGTGATGCCCTGGCGGTAGAGGGCGAGCCGATGGTGCGGCTGGCTCACGGCTCGATCGTTCGCGACGTGGGGTTTCACACCACACTCGCGGACGCGAGCCGTGACGCCGCCGGCCGCATCGAGGCCCTCGGCCACCGGCTGCTCGCCCAGGCCGAGCGGTTGCGGGCCGAGGCGGCCAGCCTGGAGGGCGGAGCATGAGCGACATCGAAGCGGCAGGGTCGTGGCCGATCGAGGTGGCGATCCATCGGATCATCACCGCGGAGAACCACCACCTCGCGGCAGGCTACCGCAATCAGGTCGCCATGGCCGCCATGCGGCGGCAGCGGCCGGAGCGTGACGCCGAGGCGGTGCGTGATGCGTTCGATGACCGCTGGGGCCACACGATCGCGAGCCAGCGGCAGGGGCCGATGGCACCGCTGTATTACACCGGGGACTGAGAACAACGGCCGCTCCCGGCCGTGCAAGTGGCTGCTACGCATCGGCCACAGGGAGAGCGCAAGCGGCGGTCGCGTTGTAACTCCGCAGTCCAGGGCCGGCGGCAAACACTCCCAGCCACATGCCGGTGACCCGGGCCGTCTGCCGCACGACACGCGGCCAATACACCACGGAGGGCACGATGCCAGGAGTCAACAGGATCGACCGAGAGCGGGTGATGCAGCTGCTCCGCCAGGGCAGCACGCCGAAGCAGGTCTGCCTGCGGCTTTGGATCAACAAGGGCAGCGTCTTGCGGATCGCTCGCGAGGCTAGGGAGGGCAAGGCATGAGCGACTACTACCGCCCCGCCGACGCCGTGCTCCAGGAGCGGCTCGCCGCCTCGCCGCTGTTCGGCGGGCTGGCACGGCCCACCGACCCGGCCACATCGCACGAGGCCGCGGCCAAGGCCAAGACGTTCGCGGGCGATCACCGCACGCGGATCCTCGCGGCCCTCGAGGCCGGGCCGGCCGGGCAGACCGAGCTGGCCCGCAGGACCGGGCTGACCGTGGCCGCGGTGTCACGGCGACTCGGGGAGTTGGCACGGGGCGGGCTGATCGCGAGAGAGGGCGAGGCCAGGAGTGCGAGTGGGGGGCGGGAGGCGAGGTGGAAAGCAACGGCGGCGTCTCGTTGACGCCGCATCGAAGTGTCGGTGTTCGGTTTTGGTCACAAGGCAAAGGAGGCCAGGGATGGCTACGGCAGAAATCGAAGTCGAGGTGCTTGCTGTTGACGAGATGCTTCACAAGTACGGCAGCGTAAAGGTCACTATCGAACGTATCGGGCCTGACAAGGCTCGCGAATACCTTGAGAGGAACACGAAGAACAGACGGCTGAACGAGCGACATATGAAGCGACTTTGTGACGCTATGTCGGCAGGCGAGTGGTGGATGAACGGCGAGCCGATCATCTTCGGGTCGGACGGAAATCTACTAAACGGACAACACAGACTCACGGCGACCATACAGTCAGGAGCGTACTCGGACTTCATGGTCGTTCGCAATGTCGATGAGGATGCGTTTCGCACGATCGACGGAGGACGTATTCGAACAACTGGAGATGTTCTCACCATCGAAGGCGAGAAGAACGCGAACCAGGTGGCCGCTGCAATTCAGGCCCTGGTGTCGTTTGTTGACTTGAATGGGAACGTGTACGGATCAACCAATGCAGGAAGGAAGGCAACGCCTATCCTCACCGCAAGGGTTCTCGAGGCGTACCCGCAGATCCGTCACAGCGTTCACGCAATGAACCGCAACAACTTGTTCCGCAATCAGCATGGAAACATGCTGCACATGCTGTTTTCTTTGGTGTCTTCACGCTTGGCCGACGATTTCGCGTCAGTTCTCACAGAAGGCGATTCAGACATCGGAAGGCCGTTTGTCGTGTTCCGCGAGTCTTTGGTGAGGACTCCTGCAAGGACCGAATTGCGTCGGTCGTACTGCGCCAAGGCAATCAAGGCGTTCAACGCCGAACTCAGTGGAGAGCGTCCGAAGATGTTCAAGTTCATTCAGGGCGAAGAGTTTCCAACGATTGTCGGCCTCGACTACGAGAGGCTCGCCGAGTTGATCGGCTGACAGCCGCCGCCCTGGGAGGACCACAGCCGCTTCGACGCGGCGGGGCGGAATGGAAACCCGGGACACCAACGGGCCAAGGTAAACTTTCGTACAGGTAGAGGCAAAGCATGGAACCACAGAGAAAACCGACGGCGGACGGCGATCGGTTCGTGACTCGGGAGGCGGCCGCCGAGCTGCTTTCGATGTCCGCGAACTACCTCGCCAAGCTCGCCTGCTACCGCCGCGGGCCGCGGTTCACGAAGTTCGGCGAGGCCGACAGGAGCCCGGTGCGGTACCGGGTCGCGGATGTCCTGGCATGGGCCAGCGATCCCGAGGGGCACGAGCGGGCGGTGTGGGGGGAGGCCAAGCATGGCTAGGGGAAGCAACAGTCACCACGTCCTGCCGCTCTTCTGTGACGACCTGATCGCGTCCACGGTGGACATGACGCCCGGGTGCTTCGGGGCGTACATGAGAATCCTGTGCTACGCCTGGACCAGGGGCGGCGTGCCGAACGACGAACAGGCGTGCAGCCGCATCGCCGGGGGCTTCGGAAAGGGCGATTGGAAGGCCATTCGGCAGCGGCTGATGGTCATCGACGCCGGCACCGACGAGGAGCGGCTGTCGCATCAGCGGCTGGAGCTCGAGCGGGCGGCCGTCGCGGAGTTGAAGGAGGCCAAATCCAAGGCCGGACAGGAGGGGGCGAGGCGTCGGTGGCAGGGCCAGCAGCCACCCCAAACGGCATGGCAAAACGATGGCAGAGCCATGGCTGTGCCATTGGCAGAACCATGCGACCGCATTGGCAAAACGATAGCCCCTACTCCTACTCCTACTCCTACTCCTTCCCTCCGGGAAGAATGCAGCGCACACACACACACGCCGAGCGGCGTTTTTGGGGCTGGGGCGGAAGCCTGGGAGCGGTTCGTCTCGGCCTGGAACCGCACCGAAAGGGCTGTGCCATGGACGCCCATCCTGCCGCCAACGGGCTGGAGTGAACTGGCGTACACGCCCGGGTGGCTGGACCGTGCCACCCATGCCCTGGCCAAGCTGCCGAGCTGCGAGTGGTTCGAGCGGCCGGTCGCGATCACGAAGTTCATGGGCTACGTCGACCGGATTCTCGCCGGTGAGTTCGACGGGCCGAAGTCGGTGAAACGCGAACGGCGGAAAGCCGTAGGAGGAAACCTGTGAAGACCTGGGATGACAATCGGCAGACGATCAACCAGCTGTGGCCCATGATGGAGTTCACGGCCGAGGAGAAACGGCTGTGGCACGACGATCTATCGGGCCTCGACCAGGTCGTGCTCTACGACGCCTTGCGGAACGTGAAGCGGACCAGGGATTCGATGTACCCGCAGTTGGCGTGGGTGCACGCCGCCTACCGTGAGCTCAACGCCGCGAAGAAGGCGGCCTTGAAACCATTGGCGTCGAAGCTCGAGCAGCGCGAGGGCTTGCCCGACATCTCCGATGAGGAAGACAAGCGGCTCGGGCAGGAGTTCGTGACGTTCATCGACGATGCAGGCCCGAACGACTTCGGCATGATCGAGAAGATGGTCCTCGACAGCCTCCCGAAGATGCACGCCGTCACGGCCTACAAGGTCTTGATGTACGCCCGGAAGCGGCTGCTCGGCCAGGAGGCGATCTTCGGTCGCGTGACGAGCGACGGGGATGTTGAGCCGATCCGGTTCGGTGGTGCGGCATGACCACCTGGAACGCCATCGCCAACCAGCCCCGTGACGCCCACGGCCGGGTCGCCCCGGCCCCGCGGCAACGCGACCTGCTGCGGGCCATCGGCCGGCTGACGAACGAGCAGGGCTACCCGCCCACGATCCGCGAGCTCGTGGACGCCATGGGCTACTCGACGCCGAACGCCGTGGCCCAGCACCTGCGGCTGCTGCACAGGAAGGGCTGGGTCATTTGGGAGCCCGGGAAGTCGCGTACACTGCGGGTGGTGAACGAATGAACATTTGCGGCATAGATCCCGGGGTGTGCGGTGCTATCGCTTTCGTCAACGGTGGGCGGGTCGTGTGCCACGACATGCCCACGGTCGAGATCCGCGGCAAGCGGCGGGTGTGTGCCCCCATGCTCGCGGCCCTGCTCCGCGAGCACGCCATCGACCACGCCGTGCTCGAGGAAGTGCAAGGGGTGCAAGGGACGGGGGCAACGTCCGCGTTCTCTTTCGGGCGTAGCTTCGGCCTGGTGGAAGGCGTACTGGCGGCGCTTGCGATCCCGACAACGCTGGTGCGGCCGCAAGCCTGGACCAAAGCCCTCGGGGTGTCACGAGACAAAGGCCAGCATCGTCAAGCCGCCATGCGGGCATGGCCCGCAGATGCCGGGCTGTTCGCTCGCGTGAAGGATGATGGGCGGGCCGATGCCTGTCTGCTGGTTCAGTGGTGGGTGCGGCACGCGGGAATGGCTGAAAACAAGGCATTTCAGACCGGTTGACGCATACCTGAACCGCCGTACATTCGCGGCATGGCACTGAAGATTCGTTCACCCCGGCCGCGAACTATCCGCCTGACGGGGATCGCGACGATCGACGGCATGATCGTGGTGTTCGATCGGATGGGGAATCGGGTTGGTGTTGTCAACGCTGGCTGTGCCGAGCCGGCTTCGACGGTCGGGCTGTCGAAGATCGCCTGGGACATCCAGATCGACAGGATGCTGGCTCGGTTCGCAAGGCAGCTAGGGAAGCGACCTCTGACATCCATGCCCGAATGGGAAAAGAAGCTGGTCACATGGATGTGCACGCAACAGGAGCCCGTGCGGGTTCGGGATCACGCTCGGTATTTCTCGCCTTCGAAGCGATCAACCTGGGAGCAGGCTATCCAGTGCATGCGCTACCAGTTCAAGAACGCCAACAACAAGGCCAGGATGAACGAAGACAAGTGGATGCGATGGGCTGAAACAAAACGCCGCAACAGCGAACGGAGGAAGTCACGTTATGGCGAGCAAGATTCAACTTCGGGAGATGATCGAGAGGCAGGAATACAGATGCGCTGGTACTGGAGTGGAGCTCCAGCCTGAATGGGCTAGCCTCGACCACAAGATGCCACGGTCGATTGGTGGATCGAACGACATCGACAACCTGCATATCGTTCACGAGACGATCAACGCATCGAAGGGCGACATGGACTGGGTCGACTTCGTGGCGATGTGCCACGCGGTCGCCCGCACGCACGAGGACACAGGGGCGGAGTGGTGGATGGCCAAGGCCCGCCGCCGCCTGGATTTCCAAGGTACTTCCAGCCGCGGCACGGCCCTTGCCCCGGCTGCGAAATCCACAGTTGCGAACTGACTTGCTTGCTTGAGCCCAGAAAGCCCATGAGACATGGCGGCCGCCAAAGAGCCTGACCCGTCGAAACAGGCCGCATACGACGCCAGGAAGAAGCGGGAAGCCCGACGCCAATCCGAGCTCTCCGAATCCGGCCGCGACATCGGGGCGCTGCCCGCCGTCGAGGATCCGGCCCGCAAGGCCGCCGCCCGCGAATCGTTCCGGCTGTTCTGCGAGTCGTACATGCCGGCGACGTTCCCGCTGGAGTGGTCCGACGACCACCTGGAGACGATCGCGGCCGTCGAGGCGTCGGTGATCCGCGGCGAGCTGCTCGTGTTCGCCATGCCCCGCGGCAGCGGCAAGACCTCGCTCGTGGAGGCCGCGGCCCTGTGGGCATTGCTCTACGGCCACCGGGAGTTCGTGGCGATCATCGGCAGCGACGAAGGGGCCGCGTCGATGATGCTCGAAAGCATCAAGATCGAGTGCGAGACGAACGACCTGCTCCTGGCCGACTTCCCGGAGGCCATCTTCCCGATCGTGGCCCTGGAGCGAATCCACCAACGGGCGAAGGGGCAGCTGTTCCAGGGCAAGCCGACCCATATCCTGTGGACCGCTGACGAGGTGCAGTTCCCGACGATCCCCGGCTCGCCGGCGTCGAGCGGGATCATCCGGGTGGCGGGCATCACCGGCCGCATCCGCGGCATGTCGGCGAAGCGGGCCGTGGACGGCCGGAAGGTGCGGCCGACGCTCGTGCTGATCGACGACCCGCAGACGGACGAATCAGCCCGCAGCCCTTCCCAGGTGGCCGCCCGCGAGGCGGTGCTGAAGGGGGCGATCCTCGGCCTGGCCGGCCCGGGCGTGAAGATCGCCGGCCTCGCGACCGTGACCGTCATCCAGCCCGACGACCTGGCCGACCGGCTCCTCGACCGCGAGCGGCATCCCTCGTGGAACGGCCGGCGGATGCGGATGGTCTACGCCTGGCCCACGGCGACGGGCCTGTGGGACGAGTACGCCGAACTGCGGAAGCGGGGCCAGCGGGACGGCCGGGGCACGGCAGAGGCGGACGAGTTCTACGCCGCCAACCGAGAGGCGATGGACGCCGGCGGGAAGGTGGGCTGGCCGGCCCGCAAGGAGCCGGGCGAGCTGTCGGCCATCCAGCACGCCTGGAACCTCCGCATCGACCGCGGGGAGGCCGCGTTCGCCGCCGAGTTCCAGAATGAGCCGCTCGCGGATGCCGCCAAGGCTGACGGCATCCAGGTTGCCGAGGTGCTGGCAAAGACCATCAACGTCCCCCGCTGGACCGTACCTTCGGGCCTCGACACGCTCACGGCGTTCGTCGACGTGCAGAAGGAGATTCTCTACTGGGCCGTGGTCGCCTGGGGCCACCAGTTCCGCGGCCATGTTGTGGCCTACGGCACATACCCGGACCAGGGCCGCCCATATTTCACCCTACGCGATGCAAAGAAGACGCTCTCCCTCGTGCATGGTGCGAACGTGGAGGCGGCGATCCACGCGGGCCTGGAGGCCCTGGCGGGCGACCTACTCGAGCGGGAGTTTGCCCGCGAGACCGACGATGCCGTGCTGCGGGTAAACCAGCTTTGCATCGACGCCAACTGGGCACAGTCGCAGGGCGTGATCCGCGACTTCGCCCGGCGGAGCAAGTGGGGGCCGCGGGTGCTGCCGACCCACGGCCGGTTCGTGGGCGCGAGCGGCCAGACGATCAGCGACAAGGCCCCCGACCGCGGCGAGCGGATCGGGGCCAACTGGCGGACGAGCACGATCCAGCGGCAGCGGCACATCCTCTTCGACACCAACGCCTGGAAGACGTTCGTGGCGGCCCGGGTGAAGCTGCCGGTGGGCGACCCGCAGGGGTGGACGATCCACGCCGGTCAGCACGACATGCTTGCGGAGCAGCTCGCCGCCGAGGTGCCGGTGCGGGTCGAGTCGAAGCAGCGGATCGTGGACGAGTGGCGGCTGATCCCGGGCCGGGACAACCACCTCCTGGACTGCGTCGTGGGGGCCGCGGTGGCGGCGTCGTTCAGCGGCGTGTCGGCGGTGGGCGTCGAGAGCAAGGCCGTGGCCCGGGTGGTGATCACGCCGGAGCAGATGGCGGCCCGGCGGGCGGAGTTGATGGCAAAACTCGGCCGCTGACCCGGTTGACGCCTACCGGATCCGTGGGAGGCTGCGGGCGGTTTCGCTCCCTCTTTCGTGAAAGGATTCACATGAGATTTTTCTTTCTGTTCGCCGCCCTGCTCTGCTCCGCGGCCGTGGCCCAGGACGTGATCGTGGTGCCGCGCGGCCGGGTGTTCATCTCGGCCCAGGAGCACGCCGTGCTCATCGCCAGCCGGGGCTCGCTCGTGCATTCGTCGTGCGGCCAGACCGAGGGCATCGGCTGCGGTTCGACGCCCGAGTCGGCCCGCCGCAACTGCTGCTTCTTCGGCAAGCGGCAGATCGTCGAGGAGGGCGTGGCGTATTCGCCGGCCCGCCGGCAGTGGTTCGCGGTGATCCGGTATCGATGAGCGTCCCGTACACGGACAGCGAGGCTTCGGAGGCTCGGCAGTGGTCAAACAGCTACGGGCCTCCGAACGCCTGGACGGCATCTTTCGGGACGGCGGCGAGGATGATCGGCAGGCTGTTGGATGAAAGGGAGAGGCTGATGTCTCTGACGCGGTTCCAGGAGCGTGTGATTCGCAGCGGCGATACGGCCTGCCTCACCGACGCGGAGCGGGAGGCGTTGGAGTGGGGGGCATCGTTTTACTCGCACCACGCCGCCACGCTACGCGGCCTGCTGGAGCGGCTTGGATGACCGACTTCTCCCCCGTCACCGCCGCCGTGATCTTCGTGACCTACGTCGCCGTCGACATCCTTTACGCCCTCTACATCATCTGCGTGGA